TACTTTGTATAACTTGGTTTATGGACAAAAAGTTTGGTCTATGATTAACCGAGAAATTAACGCACTTTCAATGCTTCCTAAGAAACCGTGGAAGTCAAGTGGTTGGAGAGTTTTGAAGGGTCGTTCTATTGGTGGAAACGGTGATACTTTTGAACTTGCTGATTTAGACCTTTTGGGTGGACAAGCAGAAAACGCACAGATTTCCGCTATTGATGAAATTGCACCTTCTTTCGCAAACCTAAGTATTTCCCCTAAGACAATTGCACACACCTTCGAACTTTCGGAGATTTCTCAACTTCTTGGTGGAATGGATGATGGTATTGGAGATATTATGTCTACATACCGAGAAGAAGTTGGTATTTCACACGCAGAAGCGATGAACAAGATGGTTCTTACCGATTTAACTGCTAATGGTTTAAACGCACCTGCTGGAAGTGGAAAGGATTACGATAATCCAGAACGCTCTTTGCTTTCACTTTACAAGATTGTCACTACCTATGCAGAAATTAATGCCGCTTTGACAGAAACTCCAAGAGCAGAAGACAGACATAACATTTTTGGTGTTTCTCGTGCTTCTTCGGGAACTGAATATCTTGAAGCATATGTTGATTCAAATTCGGGAACTGCTCGAAATTTGACTGTTAATATGCTTAATACCGCCCTACGAAACTTGATGGCTCGTGGCGGTTCACCAAAGGTTATTCTAACCGGATATGACACCATTCAAACATTAGGAGAACTTCTCCAAGCCCAAGAAAGATTCATGGGTCGAACTGAAGTTGTTCCTTCTCACAGTGGTATTAAGGGAGTTAAGGGAAGAGAAGTCGGATTTAAGGTTGCTACCTATCACGACATTCCTATTATTCCTACTAAGGATATGCCAACAGGTGGTAGCGGAATTTCGGATATTCTTATTCTTGATACCGACCATTTGTTCTTGTGTACTCTTAAGCCAACTGAATACTTTGAAGGTGGTATGAATACTAAGGAGATTTTCGGTCACGGATTCTTGGGACACCGAGGACTTTACCGAACAATTGCAGAAACAATGTGTACTTATGTGCGTGGACAAGGCAAGTTAATTGACCTTCAATGAGGTGATTTAGTATGGCAAGTACATTAGCACTATTAAACGACCATCATGGACAAAGTTCACCTACTGTTATGGGACACCATTACTGCGTTGATGCTACACTAAATATTACTGAATATGCAGTTGCTGGAGAAGTTATTACAGCCGCATCTTTGGGATTAAGTAGTATTACACAGGCTATGATTTGTGGCTATGAAAGTGTGGCTTATGTTCCTAAGATTAAGGTTGATACCGATGGAACATATACAAGTAGTAGTAGTATTACCATTTTAGTGATTAACCCAAGTGGTTCCGACGCTGATGCTATGGCAACAGGCTCAGACGGACTTACTGATTTAGGAATGGTAAGACTACGAGTTTGGGGAACACTTTGAGGTGAACCCATGTTAAGAGTAAAAAATATCACAGGTGGAACTAAAACAATCTTTGGTAGTCAATACTTAGGTGGATTGACTTACGAGGTTGATGAGCGTTTGTTGGAATTTTTTATTAAGAATGGATTTGAAATCTTGGACTCCGTTGAGGCAGAAGAAACATTGGTTGAAGAAACCGTTGTTGAAGAAGTCGATGAAACGGAAGTCCTTGATTTCTCTTCAATGACTAAGCGTGAATTACAGGCTTGGTTAAAGGAGCAAGGAATTTCTTATAAATTTTCGGACAATAAGGCTACATTACTTGGTTTAACTGTGATAGAAGAAGAGTAAGGTTTAATACCTAATGCTTCTTAACGATAAATAAGAGGGAAAAGTATGCCATTCAATTCGACTAAAGTAGACACGGTAAGTAAAACAATTTCCACCAAAGGTGGTAATTTTGAAGGAATAAATGTTTTTAATGGGGCTACGGCTTCTATTATTTATATTGCTGATAATACAACAGAAGCGATAGCGCAAAATTGCACATATAATAATGACCCAACTGTGACTGTTGAAGATTCTTCACAATTTTCTGTTGGAGATTTAGTTACAGGAACAGGTATTCCTGTCGATACTAAGATTTCATCTATTACAGATGCTAACAATATTGAACTCACAGCAAGCACTACGGGTGGAAATATTACCGGCCCCTTAGAATTTATTTCTTTGTCTAACACTTTATGTAAATTTCATATAGCCGCAGATACTACATACTTTTACAGGGGATTTAATATAATTTGTAGAAATGGTATTAAGGTTGTAGCAACCGATTGGTCTAATTTAGAAGTCTTTACACTACACAATTGAGGTGGTGTAAATGACAAATATACCAGCATTTGAAAACAATGTCACTAATACTAAATATACAGTAGCATTGGCAAGAGAGTTAATGATGGAGTATCTAATGGGTGAAATCAATAGAGACAACTATCTTGATTTTATCAGCACAAACCACGAAGACACTTTAGAGTTAATAAATTATGATGATAAAGAATTTGATAAAATAAATCAAACTGCTTTGGAAGATACCTTAAAAATAAAATTAGACACTTTATACGAACCCGATGTAAGACAAAGGATAAGTGAAGAATTAAACAAAGAAGAAAGTGATTACACTTTACAAGATGTTCTTGATAATGAAGTTACGAATTTTTTTACAGTATTAGATTTAGAAAATGATGCTGTAAGGGAGGGTTTAGGAGAACTCGCCTATGAAAAAATTAACCAAAGAGGTAAAATTCTTGGTGAACTTTCAAGAGTAGTTGGGAAAACTTCAAGATTTAAAAATCCAAAAGGTAATGATGTTGCTGAGGAAGCATTTGCTTCGGAACAAGTTAGACAGGGTTTTATGCAAGCAAAATTAAGGGACATTTACAGGACTTTAGATGGTATTGATTCCGAATATCCTGAAGAATTTTTTAATCTTAGACAGGATATGACTCTTACTCCTGCTCAAGAAAATAGATGGGGGTACATTATATCTAATTGGCTCGAAGAAAATGATTTAAAATATCTACCATCATCGAGAAAAATTGAAGTTGAAAATATGGACGACCAAAACTTTTATGAATTTTTAAATATTATTGCAGGGGCAGACCCGATTAAGTGGAAAACATATTTAAAATTATTAGCAAGAAAGTGGGTTAAAGCCGATAGAGAAAGGGCGGCTACCGAAGATGATGAAATTGATAATAAAAAATTACAAGAATTATTAACATTACCCGATACACACATAGCAGATATAGAACAATATATTGATGAGTTAAAACCTCCTAATTCTTTGGTGGAAACACAAAGAGGACAAATTTTAGATAGAAAGGAAACAGTCGATTTGCAAGTATTACGAGAAGCCATAGAAGAATTTTTAACTAACTCTAAGATAAATTATTCCGATGAAATTTCTACACAGGGTAGAAAATATTCGATGGAAACAGGATTTGGTGAATGGAAACTTGCTGATAAGAATTTTAAAATTAGAGCAGGAAGGTCACCTTACAATTTAATAACTTCTACTTCTACACATGAAAACTTTGATGAAATACCTGTACTAACAGAAACCCAAGTTAAGACTTCGGATGAAGTTGATATACTTATGGCTCAATTAGTACCCCCTAATCAATTTTCTAATAAAATTAAAAATGTTATAGAAGCCGCTAACACCCTTTCGTTAAGTATGGATGAAATTGAAAAAATTTATAATTTAATTTCTCAAAATCCACAAGACGAAGAAGATGAAGAAGACGAAGAAGAAAGCGATTCAATAGAAATTCAAGAATCATCATTTGAAAATATCAAAGAAAGTTTAGAGGAAGGTATTACTGAATTACTTTCAGATAAAGAAAATGTGATTACTAATTTATCAAACAAAAACAATGAAACCTTTAATGAAAAGTTTGAGAATTTAAAAGACGGTATAGAAGAAATTATTGAAATGTTTTCTACTTATGAAAATTCTTTACAGGAAGACGATTTAAGTGACAATGATAAAATGGATTTAGATAGAATTATAGATACTCTCGAAGAATGTTTAAAACAATTTAGCACAAATATAAAAAAACCCCTTACATTAAAAGAAATACAAAACTATATTGAAACCTTTTTAGATTTGGAACATGAAGAGGCTTTGGTTGAAAATGTCTTGAGATTTAAAAATAGTTATGACAGAATTATAAATGAAAGGGAAGAAAATAAAGGAGTTTTGGTTAGTGAAGATATTGACAATATTAAAGTTTCATTGTCGCAAATTTTTAATAGGACCGAAAAAACTAAAAATAAAAAATCTCTTTCCAAAAAACAAATAAGAAATAAAATTATTTCTTTTTTACCTAATAGCGAAAAGCCATCTCAACAAAAAATAGTGGATTTAATTATTAACACTATTACTAATAACGAAACTAATACTCGCAAATGGGGACAGGCTACAAAATGGTCTTCAGCAGGAAAAATTAATTTTAAAATTACTGTTGTAGATTCTTCTACTAAAGATATAATTAAAGTTAATTCTACATATA